GTTCCATCTTGCGAACTTTGAACAAAAACTTCTGCATTTGTATCAACAGAGCCAGTTCCGTCAAAATCCTGTCTTGCATCTAAATCTGTTATTGAATCAAATAAATCTGTTGAATATACAGAGGCGGTTTGTATTATTTTTCTTAGATCAAGACTAAATACAGCACCTAAATCTAAAGTTTCATTAAATAAATATGTTCCTGTTGTTGATACTCCACCAATGTCATCAATAGAACTTTCTGAATCAATATCTGTACTGCTGTCAAAATTACCTGTACCAGATAAGCTTATTGCACCAGTTCCAGAATCAAAACCCACATTAGTTTTTGACCCTTGAAATGCTGGGCTGTCCTGATCTTCTCTCCTTGCCTGTACTAATAACTTAGGCTGTGCTTCTGGTAAATCTATAACAATAGAAGTTTCTCCTGTACTGAAGCGGTTTCCATCATCTTGTGCCTTAAGAATATATTCACCCTCTAAAAGCGGCACAACTTTTTCTGTTGATGCTCCACTCAAAGCAAGTACAAGGTCTGTTGCATCTGAAAAATTAGCAGTTCCATCTGTCTTAGGGCTGTGACGCACATGAATACGTCCTCCAGCACGAACATCTGAATCTGTTACAGCATCCCATCTTAGCCTGATTTCCTTATCTGAGATCGGTTCATAAGTTAAATTTGTAATATCAGATGGTGGGGCTGTTTTACCTACAGCAGAGAATGTTAAAGTTGCTGGATTTCTTGATGGTTCTCCTAAACCATTGAAACTAAATAATCTAAACTCATAACTTCCAGCTTCATTATTTACAATTTCTGCGTAACTTGATACTGTTTCTATTTTTGTAAAACTTCCATTATTAACTCTGTAATGAAGCTCATACCTTGCCGCCCCTGATTGTGTTTGCCAATCAAGTAATATTTTAGATACAGCTTTATTATTAATTAGTACAATTTGTTCTGTTGCCTGTAATCCCTCTGGTGGGTTTAAAACTTGAGTTAAAGTATTGATATTTCTTGTTGGTAAAGCTGTACCATCTTCAACAAAAGCATATTTCCCCTCATTATGTTCAAGCGCTGTAATAGAAAAAGTTAAATCTTCATTTTCACTTACTGAAACTACTTTCCATGTAGAAGTTTCTAATGTTGAATTTTCTAAGACATAAGGTGCATTCACATTTGGTGCTGTTGAAAATGCAGATGATACAGTTATTGTTTTGCCACTTATACCGCTTATAGTTTTTGTCTCAAGTGATCCATCTGGTAAAACTACAGATAAGGTTGGACTTAAAGTAAGACTTGGAATATCTGTTGAATCTTCATCATCTAATACAACAACAGTTGTGCTTGTGACAGAGGACAACAAACCACCTCTTCTGACCCCAGATTTTAAACTGTCTGAAATTTCAATAATATCGCCACATCTAACCAAAACACCAGCAGCCGAAGTTGTGGCAAAAGAACAAGTTTCTCCAGAATTTTGTTCATTAAATAAAAACCATCTGCCTAATCTTGCAGCTTGACCTCTTGAGGTACAGGCAAAAGCTTTAATGTTTTTTGTTCGTACCCCATACTTGGTTTGTGTTGCTGCATCAGCTTCGACTGTTTCAATATCAAGTTCTTGTGTTGTCATATCAAAATATTGAACATGAATAACTGTATGTCTTGTTTTTAAACTGGAACCGTTATAAACAAAACCATCTTCTGTAATATTTGAATTATTAAAAATATATTTTGTTGTCTGACCTTCGGCATCTTGCTTAATAGCTACAGTTCCATCCGCATAAAAAGCAATAGCTCTCATGGCACTACATAAAGCGTTGATGACGTTGAAAGCCTCGTCTTGCTGAGTAATTGAAATATTTACAGAGAAGCGTGGCTCTGTTGATCCTGTTCCAGAACCATCATCAACTAAACCACCACAATATTCGCTAACACTTTTAAAAGTAAATTTATCGAGAGAACTTTCTTCAATATCGCATCCATAACGATCATTAATGAGCAAATCATATAAAATCCAAGCTGGATCAGAACACCATTCCTTGTCAGCTTTAAATGTTCCATCCCAAGTACCAGCATAAGTAAGATTGCCATGTGTAGCATTTACTGAGGCATTTGACGGAATTTTTACTTTTATTCCTCTTATGCGAAAGCGTCTGTTTGGAATCCTTGGAAATTTCTCTGCACTAAAACGCAATCCTACATGAGCCGTATTTGGATAGGCATTTTGAGTCATTATTATATTTGTTGCACTTGAAAATCTAAAAGCATTAACAGTCCTTGAATCTGTGCTATCTGCTGTGACTCTTTCAACTCTTATCTGAACAGGAAAGCTTGTACCAGACTTTAAATTTATTAAATAATCTCTGTTATAGGCATTTGTCGATCTGCCTTTTACTGTGTCATCAACTGCTGTTGTAGTTGTGCCATCATTTTCAATAATTTTAATTAATAAATTTACCTCTGTTCCGTCAATACCTCCTTGATTATTAAATTTTTGCATTGAAGGAAATTGAATTGTAACTCTTACCGCATTAATATTTGATTGACTAACTGTATGCGTTACTGGATTTGTTGTTGTTACAACTGTTCCAATCCCTACTTCAGTTTCAATATTTTTAATACCAGAGATAAAAGTTTGATTTGCTGTGCCTTCTCTGAACTCAAAACCAACATCTTGAAAATTAAAATCACTATCATTCGGTGCTGTGACACTAGCAGCCGATTGTAATATTGGAGTTTGATTTAAAAAAATATCTTTTTTAAAACTGTTTATATAAGCTGTTGAAGTTTTATCTGTGATGCCATTTTTTGAGGCTGTTGCACTTCCTTCTATTTCGCCCTCAGATAGTAGCTCAACTATTGTATTAAATTGTTTTGAAGATAAAGCTCCACTTGGTAAGTCAGGATTAGAAAAAGTTGTACTTTGGTCAAATTCTTTAATAGACATTAGTTTGTACCCTCTACTTGAACAGTATCAATACCATTTGATACCACTATAGAACCAACCAAAATTTCACCATAAGCAACATTAACTGGAATACCAGCTTGGCTGATATTAGTAAGCCCTGTGAATGAATAATTTGAAGCTAAAGCCGCAGGGTCAAGTGGATCTTGTCTTGATTGTTGATTTTGGTTTTCCTGATTATTTGAAATTAAATTATTAACACCCCTAACTATTAAATCAGTTGCAACATAAGTAATCACATACTGAATAATTTTTTTCTTTACATATTTTCCTACAACATATTTTACCCCTGCAAATACTAATCCAAAGATACCACTACCATGAACTATTGGAATGATTTTTATATCTTGCTCAGTCTGCATATTCATTGAATCTTGTGTTATTTTTTTATCTCCAACTTGAACGCAATAAATTTGATTTGCCATCTTTTCCTCAAGACCTTTATAATTACAAAACAAAAAGCTGAAAGCCTGATGAGGTGAATTTACATCCGCCATAAATTCAGATTTACCTGTATATTTTCTTAAAACACCGTAAACTTTTATTTTTTTAAGCATTATCTTTAGGTGTAATTACAATCATTTTATCTAAGTCTGGGCAAACTAAATAAAAAGGTACTTGAATCGCATCACAACTAGAAATATCTGGTTCTGAAAATTGCAAAATGTTATTTGGATGAGAATGTACAATTCCAACAACTTCTCCTTTATCTTCTCCATCAGCATAATCAAAAGGATTTATAACAAAAGTATTTGTTTCAAATTCATGGGCAACATTTTCACATCTAAAATATTCAAATCCTTTTTCTGTTTTTAAAAATAAACCACAAGATTCATTAGGTTGCTCTTCTTTTGCATGAGCAATGGCTAGTTTTTTACAATATTCATCCATTAATTTACAAAAGTTCCTACACCTTCAAAATCTTTTCTTGTCACTTGTCTTGCAGGGATTCTTTTATTTTGCATATCGAGCCTGTTAACTAACTCAAACTGTACAGCATCCCTTGATTCTTGTATTTTTCTATCTATAAAATGAATCTCTTTTGG